AAATTACAGCGCGCGTCGCATGTATATCCTATTAAATCCATGACCTTAATTCTTCTCCTAAAACTTCAGATGCTATGTTTATTTTTTTACGTAGAGCTTTTACGATTTTTTCATCCACAGTGTCGTCGGCCATTATATCGACATAAGTCACTGATTTTTTTTGGCCGATTCTGTGTGCTCTGTCTTCTGATTGTAATCTTTTTTCTAAGTCATAACCGTTAGAATAGTAAATTACGGTGTTTGCAGCCGTTAAAGTTATCCCATAGCCGCCCGTAGAAGGCGTTCCAACAATAAACCGACACTTAGGGTCGTCTTGAAAACGCTTAATATTAGGCTGTCTTTCTTCTTGTGGAGTTAATCCATAATAATCTACAATAGACTCTTCTCCGTATTTTTTAGACACAGCATTTATAATAGCAGTGATGTCATATTGATAATGAGCCCAAATAATTGCTTTACCCTCTGTTTCTTCTAACACATCCATTAATTCTGTAATTCTATTGTTAGCAATAGGTTGAGTTGCACCATCATCAGCTGTAAAATGACCACAAGTAATTTGCTGTAGTCGCATAAGCTGTGTTAACGTATTTACTGTAGTAGATTGTTTGCCTTTTAGTACAGCTATAGCTTCTTTTTTCATTTGATCATATAATCTACGTTGATCTGGAGACAATTGTATTTCACGTTTAATAAAAATTTTATCTGGTAGATCAAGACAATCGTCTTTTAATACACGATAAGAGAACTCTTTTAATTTATCAGACAGTTCGCCTAAATTTTTAAACCCGTTTACAATTTGTATTTGTCTACCATGCATATGCAACGTTTTCATTTCTGCATATCTATTTCTAAATGCATAATAAGACGTAAAGTCCAATAACCACGGACTTAAAAAATCACACTGTGTGTATAAATCTAACGGATTTTTAGTCACTGGAGAACCTGTCATAATTCTTCTGTACACTGCTGATTTTGCTAGACCCAAAATATTTTTAGTTCGTTTAGCTGTAGGAGTTTTAATTGTAGTAGACTCATCAATAGCCATCATAGTTCTATGACATGATAAAAATTTATGAGCAAACTCCATACCTTTAGTTGTACTAAAAGCTTCAACATTCATAATTAAAATATGCAAACCTTCACCTTCTTGAAATAAAGTATCTAAATCTTCTTGTTGTTTTTTAGTTATATTAGATTTCCACAACACAGTCACATTTTCTATATGATCTGGTAAGTGTGTAGGCAATTCATTATTATACCAAGTACCAACAACACCCTTAGGTGCAATAATAAGAGCACCATTAACTTTACCTTTGTCATAAAGCATGGCTAAATTATCTATTAATACTTTTGTTTTACCTGTACCCATTTCCATAAAGTACGCGTAATTTTCTCTGTTCCATGACTTTTCTAAAGCAGTCATCTGATGCTTGTATGGTTTTGTTTTAAATTTATAATTCATAATTTTTCTTCTTTCTACTTGACAAGATAACAACTCACACCTATATTGTCAAGCATGAAAGAAAATAAAGTTTATGTAATTCAAGAAATTGCTGGTACTGCTGACGGCAGACCTAAAATAAATATTATGGGCGCATCAAAATATGGTGAGTTTGTTTTTTTATTACCGGAACTTTCACAAATAATATTTTCTCCTGGTCCATTAATTTTTAAACTTAGAAAAATGTTAAAAAATTTTACATCAGAAGATCATTTATTATTAACTGGAGATCCTGCAATTATTGGTGTAGCATGTTCTATAGTTTCTGACATGACTAATGGTAAATACAATTTACTAAAATGGGATAAACAAGAAAGACAATATTATCCTATTGCAATTAACTTATATGAAAGAGGAAAGATAGATGAGCAAGATTGATTTTGAAAAAGACCAACAAGAAGTAATACAGAAGACAGGAAACTTACAAACATTAGCAGATCAAGTAGAAATGTTAGATGGTGTTAGTAGAAGAATAGACATTAGTGAAAAAAATCTTAAAGATTTAAAAAAAGAATTTGAACGTTTATCTGGAGAAGTAATTCCAACCATGATGGCAGAGATGGGTTTATCTCATCTTAAACTTATGGATGGTTCTTCAGTAGATGTTAAACCAAATTATAGTGCAAATATTTCTATTGCAAATAGAGAGAAAGCATTTAACTGGCTTCGTGAAAATGGCTTGGGTGATATAATCAAAAATGAGATATCCGTAGCATTCGGTCGTAACGAGGATAACAAGGCAGCTGATTATGCTGCTCTTGCAGAGGAACGTGGGTTTCAACCGACACAAAAGTTGAAGGTTGAGCCCATGACTCTTAAAGCGCTAGTCCGTGAGCGTATAGAGGCAGGTAAAGAAATGCCAACGGAAATTTTCAACATATTTGTTGGAAATAAAACCACAATAAAAAGGAAACAATAAACATGAACCAAGTAGTAAAAAAAGAAGAAGGTGCATTAGCAGTCAATATGTTTGAAGCTGATGCAGATAAAGGCTCTCAGAATATGACGCAAGAAGATCTTGCATTACCTTTTCTGAAAGTATTAGGACAACTATCTCCTGAAGTAAATAAAGTACACGCAAGATACGTTAAAGATGCTGAACCAGGCATGATTATTAACAGTGTTACAAATGAACTTTATGATGGAAGTAAGGGAATAAATGTATTGCCCGTATTCTATGAAAGAAAATTAATAGAATGGCAAGACAGAGGAGCTGGCACTGGTGCACCTGTTGCAATCCACGATGCTAGTTCTGATATTATGAGTCAAACAACTCGTGATAAATCTTACAAAGATAGATTACCAAATGGTAACTACCTTGACAACACTGCAAATCATTATGTAGTTGTGTTAGGTAATTCACCACAAACTGCTTTAATTTCTATGAAGGCTACTCAACTAAAAATTAGTCGTAAATGGAATTCCATTATGATGGGAATTAAATTGCAAGGTAAAACTGGTTTGTTTACGCCGCCAACATATAGCCATATTTACAATCTAAAGACTGTTCAGATGTCAAATGACAAAGGAACATGGTTTGGTTGGGAAGTGTCTAAAGTTGGACCGGTTGAAGATCAAGGTGTTTATGGAATTGCAAAATCATTTGCCGAACAAGTTGGCAAAGGTGATGTTGAAGTTAAACATGGATCAGACGAATCAAAAACAGATTCACCATACTAAATAAAATCCTAGGAGTAGGCGTGGAAACGAGAGTGGAAGCGCCTATTAAAATTTATGTTTGAAAAGATATTTAGAGGATTGGAACGTGCGCATGGTTGTACCAAGGTTACAGCACCGGCAGAAAACGGTGTCAAACTAAAAGGACAATCATTCGTAGTTCGTCAACCAGTGACCACGGAACTGTGGACTATGCATTTAAATGGCACACAGAGTCTTGGTATTATACCTATTAACGAAGATAACCAGTGTGTGTGGGGATGTGTAGACATAGATTCTTACGCAGGGTTTGATCACAAAAAATTAATAGACAAGATAAAACAATTTAATCTGCCTCTGGCTGTATGTAGGTCAAAGAGTGGAGGGGCACACGTCTTTCTCTTCTCCGCTGAACCGGTAGCTGCAGAAAGAATGAGAGATAAGTTAACAGAAATAAAAACACTACTAGGATACGGCGGATCAGAAGTCTTTCCAAAACAAATTCAATTAAAATCATCAGACGACACAGGTAACTTTTTAAACCTACCATATTTTGGCGGTGAAGATACTACACGTTATGCTTTTAGATATGATGGAGAAGCTGCAACACTAGAAGAATTTTACACTATATACAGTGAGATAAAACAAACAGATATTACAAAAATAAAAATAGAAAGACCTAAGTCTGAGTATGACGATGCACCACCGTGTATAGAACTTATGGCAATAAACAAAATTCCAGAAGGGGGTCGTAACAATTCTATGTTTCACTTTGGTGTGTATGCTAAAAAGAAATGGCCAGCAGAATGGAAAAGCAAGATGACATTGTTTAATGCAACAGCATCTACGGTGCCATTGAGTGAGTCTGAAGTAGAAATTATTAAACGACAACACGATAAAAAAGAATGGGGTTATAAATGTAATGATACTCCAATGTGTAATCTGTGTGATAAAAAACTATGTAGAGAAAGAAAGTTTGGTATTGGTGAAGAGATTGTATTTCCTGCACTAACAGATTTACAGAAAATTAAATTAGAAAAACCATATTACTATTTAAACGTAGATGGTGAACGATTACATTTAGAGAATGTAAAATTTTTAAAACAACAAAGTTTATTCCAAGAAGCATGTATGGAGCAATTAGATTTTAAACCACCAACAGTAAAACCAAAAGACTGGGACATGATAATAAATCCACTGATGAAGAACCACGAACCAATAGATGCACCAGAAGGTGTGACTACACAGGATCAATTACAAAATCATTTAGAAGAATATTGTATCAACAGACAAGTATCTACAGACAAAAATGATCTTAAAAAAGGTGGTGTGTGGACTAGCGAAGGCAATCATCACTTTGTGTTTGACAGATTTTATAATCAATTTTTAATTAGAAAACGTTGGGACGTACCATACTCACGTACAGCACAGATGTTAAAAGAAACATGTAACTGTGATGACAAACGTATTGGTAGAGAAAGAATCTCCGTGTTTGTAGTTGCACAATTCGATAAAAAAGAAGATGACTACAATCAAAAAGAATTAAAACCAAAGGATATATTTTAATGAATCAATTAAATTTTTTTGAACAACCTGTTAAAAAAATAAAACTTGAAAATATTGAGTACGGTCCTGTAAAATTAGAAACTATTTTACCAGAATTAGTTCCTAATAAATATATACTTTATCCAACAGATGGTTATCATTATTTTAGTAAAATACCAGAGGCACCAAAAAAATACAGAGAACCTATCTGGCCTTACGTAACATATGAACTAAAAGATAAAATAAAACTAGCACAGATAACTCCTAACATTACATTTGGAGGGTATCCTTCTGTAAGTCTTAAAAATTTAGATGGAGTAAATGTTCCTTTAATGTTTCATAGAGTAGTGGCTAAGGCTTATTTACCAAATCCAGATCCTATTAATAGAATACACGTTGCACATTTAAATGATGAAGTCTGTAATTATCTGCCAACACAATTACAATGGCAGTCACCTAGTGAAAATCACAAAGGTAAAAGAGCAAGGAAATCTAGTTATCAACAGTTCTATGATTTTTTTAAAGCACAACAATGGATAAAAGAATAATGAGAACAATAGTATTAGGACCACCAGGCACAGGTAAGACTACAACTTTGTTAAATAAAGTTGATGACTATCTAAAACAAACAGACCCGGACAAAATAGGTTACTTTGCATTTACAAAAAAAGCAGCCAACGAAGCAAGAGATAGAGCAATTAAAAAATTTAATTTAACAGAAGATGATTTACCATATTTTAGAACACTACACTCATTAGCGTTTAGAAAACTAGGATTAAAAAAAGATCAAGTAATGCAGTCTAGACATTACAAAGATCTAGGTAAGAAGTTAGGTTTTCCTGTAACGTATGCAGACTATCAAGAAGATCAAGGTGGTATCTTTACATCAGATAGTGAGTACCTAAGAATTATACAGCTAGCACAGCTAAGAAACATTACACCAGAACAACAATTTGATTTACAAGAACACACACAGGACCTGGAAAGAGATCAACTTAGAATTATACACAACGAGTTAGCAAGATATAAAAAAGAATATAACTTAATAGATTTTAATGACATGATTTTAGATTTTACAAAATCAGATAAGTCACCAAAGTTTGATGTAGTATTTATTGATGAAGCTCAGGACTTGTCATTAATGCAATGGGATATGACACGATCTATTTGGAATAAAACAACAGATGCTTTTATTGCAGGTGATGATGACCAAGCTATTTTTAGATGGGCTGGTGCAGATGTAGATTCTTTCATAACATTAAAAGGACAATACCTACCACTGACACAGTCTTATAGAATACCGGCTAAAGTACATGGATTAGCTATGGGTATTATTAATAAAATTAGAAATAGAATAGATAAAACATGGGAGCCTAGAGTTAGTCAAGGCAATCTACAAAGACATTTTGATATAGAAAGCATAGACATGTCACAAGGGGATTGGCTAGTGTTAAGTAGAACTAGACATATGTTAAATGATTTAGAGGAGTCTTTATATAGACAAGGATTGTATTATGAAAATAGATACAAAAGAAGTAGTGAAAAAGAATTACATCAAGCAGCTACATCGTGGGAGCATTTACGACAAGGTCAATTAATATCTTACAAAGAAATAGAAAATATGATTAAGTTTATAGGTCCAAAACATTGGCACGCTAAAAAAATAAAAGGTATGGTTAAAGGATCTTTTTATGCAATGGATCAGTTGGTCAAAGATTATGGACTACAAGTTAAGACAGTTTGGTATGAAGCATTTGACAACGCAGGTCAAACTAAGGTAAATTACTTGCGTAAGATGAGAAAGAACGGTGAGAAACTAAACGAAAAACCTAGAATTGAATTATCCACTATCCATGC